GGCTCCCTGCCGCAAACAATAAGAGACAGAAGGCAATCAAACAGGGGATGGCGGGGCGCTGCCGGAAGAACGGCCACACGGCCAGCGATTTCGATTTTCAGGGTGCGGGGAGCGCCTCCCACAATGCGGCGGGCTTCTTCCAGCAAGTCGGCAAGCTGCTCGCGCGCCATATCGGCGGCTCCGCTTGTCGCGGCGGATATAGCCGCGCCCATATGGCGCTGCATGATTTCCAAAACGGCGGCTTCATCCAATCCCTGCGGCTGGTTCAGGATTTCGGCCAGGGCGCGCAAGCGGGCGTCCTGGTCCAAGCGCGGGGCGGGTGTGGTGCGGGGCGGGAAAATGATTGGCTCTTGCATCTCTGTGGTCTCCTTGGGTTCGGTTGGTTGTGGGTTGCTGGTGAAAGTGGAAAGCCAATGGCCCGTTGTGTCGTGCCAAGCGGCTGACATTTCCGAAAGCGTCATCGTTCCGGCGCGTTCGGATGAAACACCGCAAGCGGTAAGCCAAAACTTGACTAGACCCCTTTCCTTGCTGGTGATTGGGCGGCCAGTGCCGCGAATAGGCGCGCCCTTGCTGACGGCCCATTGTTCGGCGTCTGCCGGGGTGGTGAAGCGTGATCTACGCCCCATGGTCTGTATCTCCTACGTTGCGGGGCTTTCGCCCCTGGTTGGGTAGTCTAAAGTTTTTTCTTTTCACAAAACCCCATCTATAGATGCGCTGTCAAGTGCTTTTTTTGTTGCTGTATATATCTGCAAAGAATGCACGCTGGGTGCGCTGTAAATCATTTAATCTTGTTATTCATGCGTGTTGTATTAGGTTGTTCTAATTGATGCCTTGTAATGTTTAGCCTGGGATGATAGGGTCCGGGGGTGGCTCCCTGGTGCGCTGCCAGGGATGCAAGGCGGGATGGTCTCGCGCGGGATGGGGAAAAGCCCGTTCTGGTTTTGTTCGGCAGGATACCGCGAAAGCGGGCTAGGGGGCGCTGATGCCTGGAGATGATACAAAGGGGCGCAAGCCCATCAAGTCACGCAAGCCAAAGCTGGCAATAGTCTCCGGCGCTGATGTAGTGCCTCTGATACGGGGGCAAGGGAAAGGCTCGGAAGGGCTGACGGCTAAGCAAATAGCCTTTGCCGATAAAGTGGCGGAAGGCTCCACCCTATCGGACGCCTATCGTCACGCCTATGACGCCGAGAGCATGGCGCCAAGCTCAATCCACGTTGAAGCCTGCAAGCTGATGGCTGACCCTAGGATCGCCCAAAGGGTGAACAGCCAATTGGCGGCTAGACAGGCGAAAACATCGCTTGATGCCGGACGGATGCGCCTGCACATAATCGAACGCCTCTGGGCAGAAAGCCAAGACGCCGAAAGCCCGCCCGCTGCGCGCCTCAAAGCTCTAGAACTAATGGGCAAGCTCGATATTGTCGGCGCCTTCCGTGAGCGCGTCAGCAATGAGGCAGACAATGCGCCCTCCCAGGACATAGCCCAGACATTGCAGACAAGATTAAGGGCGCTGCTGGATAAGGCGGGATGATAGCAGACCATGCGCGCCAAGCTTGGCGCTTGCGTAAGGGGTGGCTGCGGAATTCCAGACGGTCAGACCCCACCGGGCGGGGGGAGACCCGAACCCACCCGGTCGCGCGCGTGTGCATATACATACTATTCCACACAAACGATTTTCTATTCCGCACAAACGACTCTCCAACTTCAACTAATCCCTCAACTATACCCCCACCCCATTGATTTTCATGGGATTTTGCTTGTTTTTCTAATATTGGAACCCACCCCCTTATGTTTTTTGGTACCATCTGCCCGGCCGGGGTGTATATTTTCAACCGTTGGTAGGTAAAAACCCGTGTTTTTTTGCACTTGGCAAAAAGTTCTTCAACCGCAGGTGTAAGATTTTAGGTGTTTTTGGTGGCAGAATTGGTTATTGACTGGTGTTTTGTTCTCTGTTTGTATGGTTTTGGTTTTGTTTTGGGGGTTTTGGGATGGATTTGCCTAGGGTTTGGACGTTGATTGCGGTGTGTGATGGTGATGGGCGTTGGGAATCGGTGGATGGTGCTTTGTTGCCGGTTCGTGAGGCGCGTTATTTGTGTGAGCGTGGTGATATTTTGATGGCGCAGAGGCGTTTAGCGCCGAATCGGATGGGTTTGTTGGTTATGGCTGTTAGTAATTTGGATGATATTGATCGTTTGAGGGAGTTGTTGATGGATGGTAGGTCTGAGGTTGAGATTACTCGTATTACTGGTTGGTCTTATCATAGGATACAGAGGATTAGGGACAGGGCCAGGAGGGACAACCGGCCTCTGCCACCTGAAGGTGGTGGTATTTTGAATGAAGGGAAAGTTCGGTGACTGAGTTGCATCGTCGGGCGTTGGATTTCATTTTGGCTTTTTGGGCTGAGCGTGGGTTTGCGCCGAGTTATACTGAGATTGGTGCTGCTTTAGGGATTAAGTCTCGTGGGAGTGTTCATGCTTTATTGAGTCGCATGAAGGCGCGTGGTTTGATTGTGGCTTCGCCCCGGCAGGCTCGTTCGATTAAGGTGGTCAATCCCATTGACTAGTTTGGTGGCAGTCTTTTATGGTCTTGTGGCACGGCGGTTTCCTTCCTTTCCCGCTTGTGTGGCATCGTTGTTCTCTCCTTTGGTAACTGGCCCCTGGAAACGGGGGTCTTTTTTTTTCATGAATGATATGAGAACATGAATTTAGAAGAGCTTCTGCCGAAGATACGCGATCTTTCTCTGGCTGAGCAGCGTGAGTTATTGGCTCTGGTGGAGAGGCTTGAGGAGGCCAAGGACCGGGAGGGTTCTCAGCAAAAGTTTATGTCATTTGTGAAGAAGTGTTGGCCTGGGTTTATTCAGGGCAGGCATCATGAGATCATGGCTGAGGCTTTTGAGCGGGTCATGTTTGGTGACTGTAAGCGTTTGATTATCAATATGCCTCCGCGTCACACGAAGTCTGAGTTTGCTTCGTATCTTTTACCGGCGTGGTTTATGGGAAATTTCCCGGACAGGAAGATTATTCAGGCAACGCACACGGCTGAGTTGGCAGTGGATTTTGGCCGGAAGGTGCGTAATTTGGTTGATAGTGAGGACTTCCAGAGGGTTTTTCCTGGTGTGAAGTTGCAGTCTGACAGTAAGGCTTCTGGCCGGTGGAATACGTCAAAGGGTGGGGCTTATTTTGCTGTGGGTGTTGGTGGGGCTATTGCTGGTAAGGGTGCTGATTTATTTATTATTGATGATCCTCATACGGAGCAGCAGGCTATTTTGGCGGCGCATGACGCTTCGATTTATGACAAGGTGTTTGAGTGGTACACATCTGGTCCACGGCAGCGTTTGCAGCCGGGGGCGCGTATTGTGGTGGTGATGACGCGCTGGGGTAAGCGTGATTTGACGGGGCGGTTGATTCAATCGTCTATGGATCGTGATGGGGTGTCTGAGTGGGAGGTGATTGAGTTGCCTGCCATTCTGCCATCGGGCAATCCGCTTTGGCCTGAGTATTGGAGTAGGGATGCTCTTGAGGCTTTGAAGGCTGAGCTGCCGTCTTATAAGTGGATGGCGCAGTATCAGCAGCAGCCGACTAATGCTGAGGGGGCTATTCTCAAGAGAGAGTGGTGGAAGAGGTGGCCTGAGTCGCGGCCTCCGCAATGCGAATACATTATCGTCTCGGCAGATACCGCCTTTACCAAGAACAACCGCTCTGACTACACAGCCTTTACGGTGTGGGGCGTATTTGATAATCCAAATGATAATGGAACTGATACGCCTAATCTTATCTTGTTAGATGCGTTCAAGGATAGATTGGAGTTTCCTGAGTTAAAAGCTCGGGCCATGGAGGTTTATCAGGAGTGGGAGCCTGATACTTTGATGATTGAAGGCAAGGCGTCTGGTTTGCCTTTAATTCATGAGTTGCGGCAGTTGGGGATTCCGGTTTCCGAGTTCACCCCCACCAGGGCTTCTGGGGACAAGATCATGCGCGCAAATAGTATTAGCGATATGTTTGCGTCTGGTATAGTGTGGGCGCCGGAGACAAAGTGGGCGGATGATGTCATTGAGGAATGTGCGTCTTTTCCCAATGGTTCGCACGACGACTTTGTAGATGCTGTTATTATGGCTATGATGCGTTATAGACAGGGCGGGTTTATTCGGTTGCCATCTGATTATGAGGATGAGGACCATTTGCCCCGTCGAGCAGAATACTACTGAGGGGATAGATTGTGGCGATAGACAAGGCTTATAATCCGCAAGGCAATCCCGGTGAGGGAGGCTTGGAGATTGAGATTGTCAATCCTGACGCCGTTTCTATTGAAACGGAAGATGGGGGTGCCATTGTTATTCTTGGCCCTGAGTTATCTGAGCAAGTCATGCCTGGGTTTGATGCAAACCTAGCTGAGCATATGGATGCCCGTGATCTTGGAGCTTTGGGGCAGCAGCTTTTAGATGACTTTGAATCGGATAACCGTTCTCGAGAAGATTGGGAGCAGACTTATAAGAAGGGTCTTGATCTCCTTGGTTTGAAGATTGAGGATCGTTCTAGTCCTTGGCCTGGGGCTTGCGGGGTGTTTCACCCCATTTTGGCTGAGGCAGCGGTGCGGTTTCAGTCTCAGGCTATT